GCTTTGACACCGACTTAGACGACCAAGTGCGTCAAGCGTTCGCCGAACTTGGGGAGGAGGAGAAGGAACTGGATAAAAAAATTGAAGCCTACCGCAAAAAGAATCGGGACGCATCGGTGGAAGAAATGGCCAAGGAGTTCGGGGTCAGCAAGGCGAAGGTCGCCAAGCGGGTGGCGTACTTGATTACCAAAGACCGCTACCCCATCGCAAGGGCCGTGGACCAAATCGCAGAGCAGGGCTTGCCCAAAAACATCAAGGAAGTGGCCGAACCCGTGCTGGAGGTCCGCTACAAATACTCTTGGGCGGCAGGTTTCAGCAACAAGGATAAGAAGACCAGCCGTGAGTTCTGCAAGGTGATGCTGGACTTGGCTGACCAAGGCAAGGTGTACACACGGGACGATATTGACGGCATCAGTAACATCATGGGCTACTCCGTGTGGAATCGCAGAGGCGGGTGGTATCATACCGCAAGCGGAGTGAACAGGCCGCAATGCCGCCATGTGTGGGAGCAGCAGTTGGTCATCCGTAAGGGCAATAAAATCACGAAAGCATGAAGGCACTTTTTATCAGCGAACAAACCCTGCTGGACAACTCGGTCATAAACGAGAATGTTTCCTTTACGCAGATACGGCCTACCATCGTGAAGGTGCAGGAGATGCGGATTCAGCCTATAGTCGGTTCGGCCCTGTACAACGAAATGGTGGGGCAGGTGGTCAGCGGTACGACAACGGCCCTGAACACCACCCTATTGGAGGACTACATCCAACCCGCAATGGTGCAATGGCTCTACTACGAGTTACCCATGGTATTGGCCTTTAAATACATGAACAAGGGAATGGTCCGCAGAACCAGCGAGGAATCTTCGCAAATGTCCATGGACGAGATTACCCGATTGACGGACAAAGTCAAGAACGATGCCGAGTGGTACTCGGAGCGAATCACCAGGTACTTGATGGAGCAGAAGGCCAACTATCCGCTATTCAACTCACCGCCATCGGCCCTTGATACTATTTATCCGAACGGGACCAATTACAACACGGGGATGGCTCTTGACGCAAGAACCCTCCGCCGTGGTGCTGGGCTTGATAGACCATGGCCATACGGTTACGACCCTTACTGCAACAACTGCTGAAATCAATGGGCGCACACGCAAAAAACATTCTGAAACTCCAAAAATATGTCTTGGATAAAAATCAAGCAAGCACTCCTTGCGCTTGCAAATGCTCATCCGCAGGTGAACTCGTTCGGAACGGGCGACCCGCTTGCCATCGGAACGGACAACACGATAAACCTGCGAACCCCAAGCCGTGAGCGAATCGTCTATCCGCTCGTCTTTGCGGATGTTCAAAGTGCGAGTACGGATTTGGGTAGCCTTAACCTTACTGTGGGTGTCTATTTCTCTGACCGAGTGGAATCCATTGCCACGATGGGTGGCGTGGTTTCGGGCAGTCCGACGCTGGGTTGGCAAGACAACGAAGACGAGGTTTTGAGCGACCAACTACAAATCGCCCAGGACTTCATATCGTCGCTTACAAACGACCCGACGCAAGAGTGGACCCTAAGTACCAGCGTCAGCCTTACGAGGTTTGTAGAGAGCCGTGACGACCGCACGGCGGGGTGGGTGGCTACGATGTCATTCCAACTGCCATACGGCCACAACATTTGTGAAATTCCTTCATAAGATACATTTACCCTTACAAGCAACCCAAACAAAATGCCAACTCCAATCTTACAACAAATGCTCGGCCAGGGCGGCACGATGGAATTCGTGGACGCTGCTGTCACGGGCGAGAACTTTGACTTCATCGTTGTCAACACCGCCGCTACCTTCACGACCCTCACGGGTACAGGAGGCGAAAACCTGCTAACCGCTTACGCAATGTCGGGCAAATCTATTTCCGCTGGCATCGTCATCAGCGGAAGGAACGGCGGCAAGATTACGGCGGTCACTCCGTCGGTGGGTAGCGTCATCGGATACACCTTCCTCTAAGCAATGTTCATCGGCTACGGCTACGGCTATCCATTAAGCACCCTGCAAGGCGGTGGCTTATCGGCTTCGGCATGGGCTGCGTTCAATGCCCGTGCTGATGTGGATGGAGCAACCACGGCAGAGGCGGCGGTCAGCGGTTGCCTGTTCGGTCGCTTTGCTACGATTTACAACTTCTAAGAATGCCGACACCTTCGCTTCTAATCGTTCCCGCCCGATTCAAGTCGGGTAAACTTTACTCGCAAATCCCAACCAGCGGAGCGGGGGACTTCACGGTTACCCGTGCGACCAACGCAACCCGTGTAAACGCAAGCGGACTGATTGAGTCGGTGGCTTCGGGGATTCCGAGGTTGGACTACTTTGCAAGCGGTGGAACGGTTGGGTGTCCTGCGCTTTTGGTTGAGCCTGCGGCTACGAATACGCTATCGGGGTCGGTTAGCCTTGATACTGGATGGACTATAACAGCAGACACAATAGTAACATCAGGGATTATTTCACCAAGTGGAAGTACAAATGCGACCTTGTTTCAAGCGACAAATACCGCATCACGGGTGCGTCAAACGGCAACGCTTGCAAGTGGTTCAACTTACACTTTCTCTTGTTTCGGAAAATTTGGCGCATTGTCAAGCGGATTTTCACTCAATGTTTTTGACGAAAATGCTGCAAGTTATGGGAGCGGTGTTTGTCAAGCGTTTAACCTCAACGAAGGGACATTAGGCGCAAGCGGAACAACTGGTGCTGGATTCACGCTTCAAAGTGTTGGAATGGAAAACTACGGTAGCGGTTGGTATCGCTGCAGAATGACTGTGTTAATGGGTTACACGCCAACAACCCCAAGAGTTGGATTTAGGGTTGGTACGCAAATAAGCAATGGAAGACCATTGTCCGTAGCCAGCGGCACGGTCAATGCTTGGGGCGCACAACTTGAAACAGGCTCGGTAGCAACATCCTACATCCCCACCACCACCGCAACAGTCACCCGCAACGCAGATGTGGTTTTGGTCAGCGGAGCGGTCAGCGGTATTATCGGTCAGACGGAGGGGACGATTTATGCGGAGTTTTCCGTTGACTTTAATAATAGAGATGCCGATATTTTAAGTCTTGATGGAGGCAGTACGAGTAATGGATTCTTTATGAGTATAAGAAGTACTTCGGTTGTGCAGCTCATTGTTAGAACGGCATCTGCAAATGCGTTAATTTTCCAAAGAGCAGGAGCTTATCCAACAGGCGTAAATAAATTGGCTATCGCCTATAAAAACGGTGATTTTGCTATTTCACTAAATGGCACGGCGGCACAAACGGATTCAAGCACTATAACAATGCCCTCCGTTAGTATTAATAGGGCAGGTTTAGGTCAAAATAGATTATATAATTTAAACCAACAACTCCGCATCCTTGATGCCGCTCTCTATACCACCCGCTTGTCCAACGCTGAACTCGCAGCCCTCACAAGCCTTTAACAATGGCCACCTTCCGAAAATACGAGTTTGCCGTTTACGCTGACTTCCGCACCATCTACGATGCAGAAGCCTCGCCAAATACCTGTGTTGAATTGGGCCGAGTCAACGCCGACAATCCGAAGGCTTACTGCGTGGACATCCTATGGGAAGGCGAAGAGCCAAGTTATTGGGTGCGCCATCAAGTTTGGCCCATGCCTTGCGGAGTGCATTCCTTCCTCGGTTGGGACTCTCAATACGCCGCAGATTACCAAGAATTTGCAACACCGCAAACCAAGTAACATTTACAACCATGGGACTATTTAAGCGCAACCCTAACAAACCTAACATCATGCAATCAGCCATCATCGCTCTGCTCCGCCACCTGCTAACATTTATCGGTGGTACACTCGTCGCCAAAGGTGTCATTGATACCGCAACTTTGACCGAAATCATCGGTGCGATAATTACCTTGTTGTCAGTAGGTTGGATGGCCGTAGAGAAAGTAAAGGGCAAACCCGAAGCACCGAAGGCGTGAACCTGATAGAAACCACTATCATCGGGTCCATCTCCGCAATCGTCGGCGGTGCAGTTGCTTGGCTGACACGGGGACGCTTCCAAGCGGATTCCCTCCAGGTCAAGCAAGCCCAAGCGGTGCTGGCTATGTGGCAGTCAACCGCCGAGGCCCAGCACAAAGAGTTGACCGAATTACGCAATGAACTTGTAGTTTTGCGTCAGCGGATAGAGAGTTTGGAGAACACAATCCAAGCCCTTGAAGCCGAGAACGCAAACCTCAAATTATTGCAATGATTCTACCAACCACTAAGCATTCCCGAAACATCCACGACATCACCTGCCAAAGCGGGCAGGAGTTCTTGTTAATTTCCGACCTGCATTGGGACAACCCCCATTGCGATAGGGGGCTGCTCAAAAATCATTTGGACGAAGCAGTCAAGAGGAATGCCGCCATCATACTGAACGGAGACACCTACTGCTGCATGGGTGGCCGTTATGATCGTCGTGCTGACAAGTCCCTCATCCGTCCCGAACACAACACCGACCGCTACTTTGACGCTATCGTGGACACCTCGGTGGAATGGTTCGCTCCCTACGCCAAGAACATTCTGCTGATAGGTTACGGCAACCATGAAACTGCCATTATCAAGCACGGCGAAACGGACCTCTTGCAACGCTTCGCAAGCACGCTCAATTACGCCACAGGGTCAGCGGTTGAGGTCGGTGGGTACGGAGGAACCATTGACATCCGAGTTCTGCATGACACCATCCGTGGGGTCAACTTCGTAGTGCATTATTTTCATGGTCATAGTGGGGGGGGTGCGGTCAGCCGCGGAGTAATTCACGACCAGCGTTTACTTGCGGGAACCGAAGGCTACGACCTGACTTGGATGGGCCATGTACACGAACTCTACTACCACCAAAACATGATTCACCGCTATGACCGCTCCACGAAGACGCTCCTTCAGAAACCTATTCACCAACTTAGGACGGCGACTTACAAGGAAGAATGGGACGGCGGGTACATGGGCTTTCATACTGAACGAGGACGAGGCCCGAAGCCTTTGGGAGGATATTGGATGAAGTTGGAAACCAGCAGGAACGCAAGCAAGGATAACAAAGGTCCCGAACTACAACTGCACGCCACCTTCACGCCTGCGGACCGCTTGTACTGACCTGTACGATTCCCTCGTACAACTATCCCTCCTGCGTATCGTTGGCGGTTAGGTACAGGTAGCCGTACTCCTTCTCTGCGTTAAACTGCGGGCAGGCTTTGTTGACCCCTGGGAAGTCCCGATGGCCACAAATGCGGGCCTTGGGGTACTTCTGCAACCACGATAGCAGCACCCCTGCGATGGCTTGCCTCTGCTGAATGGTGCGGTCATCGGAATCTTTGCCCCCGATGTAGGACACATGGAGGCTTGTACTGTTGTGTCCCTGCACCCCGTTGGTCACCTTGTCGTCGGTCGCAAGAGTCATAATGTTCCCGTTGGGTTCTATAATCTTGTGGTAACCGACCGCCTTCCAACCAAGCCCCTCCTTCCAATGTTTGCGGATGGATGCTATGGTGGTGTTCTTCGGGGTGGCGGTGCAATGCACGACGAGGTGGGTTATTTGGCGCATGGTTAATCTATAAATCCGTGACCTTGGAAAAAGTGCCACAAGCGGTGGGACAAAATCGCCCAACCAAGGGCGAAAAAATTATTAGTTTCGTAGGAACCAGCGGGGCAATCCATTCGGTACTTTCTCATTCTTCGGGGTTAAGGAGTGGGTAGTAGCAGACGGTATGGTCTTCGTCCTTGGGCAACTGGGAGGCGGACACTTCATGAACCCCCGCCCATTGAGCCTTGGCGGGGTCGTAGCCCAGCAGTTCGCAAGCCCTGCGGTACTCGCACAAAAGGGCGTGGTTCTGCTCCAAGTCTTGGGGGGATATCGCAATCATCAGCCGCTCCAAGGCATTCGTGAGGGCTTTGGCAGGTCGGGTGGAGTGGTAGGTCATACCGCAAATTTATACCCGATAGCGTTAAAATATGGCGAAAGCAGAGAGTTTTGAAAATCTTATACCGCATCGGGTGTAAATGCCCAAAAAGAAAAATGACTACAATGGTCGCAAATAGGTGGAGGCGTTGTAACTTTGTCGGACACTAAACCACCAACCATGACCCACGAAACCAAAACCAATCTCAAAGCCGCCCTTGCGACGGGCTACATCGTGCTGACCGCCTGCCTCGGCCTCGCATTTTTCGGCAGATTCATCCTTGCAATTATCACCAACTAAACCCACCAACCATGAACAAATTTGAAGTCATCAACTGGTCCCAATACATGAAGGCCAGCGAAATCTTTTTCCCATGCGACACCCTGCAAGAAGCCATGGCCAATTGCAAACACCAAGCATTCTACGGATGGGAAGCCCAAACTTGGGAAGAGTATTCGGAAGTCACCGAACTTGACCCCCACGGCAACCCCGTTGAAACCTACTATTTCGTCACCCTCTAACCCCTAAACCATGAAACCACTATCCCCCGCACAACTCGCCAAGATTGCCGAGCCACTTCCACCCGAAGCCATTGCTGCTCATCCACGCATGGCGGGCCTCTCAACTATCAAGGGCATCTTCGTAACCGAACGCCTCAACCAAGTTTTTGGTGTCGGTGCGTGGGTCGTCAAGACCGACCTGTCTGCCCCCATTACAACCGTTCACACCACGACCAATGCAGGGCGTGAGCGGATTGAGTACACCGCCGTCGCCAAAACCATCTTCACGGTTCCCGCCCACGACATCTACTACGAGTGCATTGCATCCAGCACCAACTCCGACCCAGGCGATGCCGCCAAGGGTGCGACCACGGATGCAATTACCAAGATTGCGTCTTGGA